GGCCGTTTACTGCGACGCTATAGAAAATATGCCTTTGCTAGACGCTTTCCCTGATGAGAATCAGCTAATGAAATATAAGCTTTCACCACTGCCTAGAGGTACATCACAACTACCATTACTAGAAGCAGGATATTCAGCAATTAGAATTAAACAAGGAGCATCTCTTGCAATTACTCCTCAAACGCTGAACTACTTAGGAGCCACTTCAACTTTTGAAGCAGGTGGATATACAGCAACGATTGCTGATGTAAGAGTATTGTCTAACTTTACAGGCGTAGGTGTTAACACAGAAGAAGCAGAAAGATTAAATAGTACAACTACTATAGGTACTAATTTATCTAAGACAGTAATAGGAACTTCTATAAACTTAACTGCTACTTCAATTAATACGTTATTTGGAACATCAAGAAATCAACTACAAACAACAGTAACGTTGATAGGTAGGGATTCTGGTGCTAGAGTAACTATACCGGTAACTATAATAAAAGTAAATAATTAATCATGTCATTTAAAAGATTAGATCAAGAAGATATAGTAATAAGTGCTGATTCAATAACAGCACCAGCGTGGTCAGACAATAAAGTAACATTAGATAGTTTCTTTACATCATCGGCTCAAGTAAACAGAACCAGTGGTGACTACTACTACAACATATATAAAGACGACTTTGCCTTAACAAGCTCAGCCGATATACAGTTTTCATTAGCTTACGGTAACCTAGACGGTAGTGGATCAATTCCATTTAACGCAGGTGTTCACGGTAACTCACCTTCATCTGTAGTCTATAAGCAGTTTAGAAACTTAATAAATGGAACTGAAGAGACAAACTTAAGCTTTGCAGGAACTGAAGTAAAATCTATTTATGCACTTTCAATAGAAAGAGCTAGATTTAAAGAAAAATTATTACCAGGTTCAATTTCATTAAACTTATCAAGTTCACTTAACGGAAGACACCTTCATTTAACAGATGATAGTAATTATGTATCAGCTGTAACATTTGGAGATTCAGGAAGAGAGTTTGAATTAATAAGTGGATCTGCAGGGGTAAAAGCAACAGGAATTGGATCACCAGGTGTTAACGGATATTCTGCTCATTCTGGTTCATATGGTAAATTCCTTCCAGATATAGGGGTAATACTCTTGAATGGAGACGCATTAGATGAGTCACCTGCAAGTGGAGGACTAGACCTACAGACTGCAATATCTACAGGATCAAATAGTGCCAATTTAGGAAAACTGTACAACCATTTAGACCTAGCTAGTAGCTTTACTTTAAGGTCTGAAGAAACAGTATCTTCTAACTATGTTTTTATAAGAGCAAGAAATAGTGAGTTTAACTACTCTACTAACCCTTCTAATATTACTGGTTCAGGTGAACTAAGACACAATGTAATGATTGACACACCTCAAGCTTACATTACATCAGTAGGACTTTATAACGATAATAACGATCTATTAGGTATAGCGAAATTATCTAGACCTTTACTCAAAGATTTTACAAAAGAATCTTTAGTTAGAGTAAAGCTTGATTATTAATGAATGGGAGCTTGGAAGAACCTAAATCAACAAGATGTATACATAACAACGTATACAGCTAAAAAAAGCTGGTCTACTAATAGTGGTTCCTTCGGCGAAGGTATACGTTACTATAGCGCCAACTCGCATTCTCTTGCCACATACGATTTAAACCCTAATGACCTTTATGGTGGACCTACTTCAGGTTCTAATGATGCAAGGTATCATTCACCTCTAGTATATAAGAATCTAGCTCAAATGTATTTTCAAGATCACGATACAGGATCTGGAGAACTTGCAGCATCTAGTAGTTTTGATACCTATAAAGAATCATCAATAAATACAGGGTCTAGAGCAATAAGAAACCAAGCTTTCTTATATTCAATACCAAGAAATAGAGTTGGTACTCATATAGAACCCGGTAGTATAACCATAGGTGATGACGTACTATATCTATCAGGTAGTTTTGTTTCCGGTGGATATGTAGCTGAATCACAAAAAATATTTGACGATAGTGAGGGAGGATTAAGGGAAAATAGTACCTCAGGTTCTATGGTCGGTAGTGTAGTATATTCTCATGGACAAATTATAGTAACCGAAGGAGAGGCAAACACATTCTTAAGAAACTTCCCTAACCAGGATATAAACTGGAAATCAAACGTGCCTATTTATACATATAACTACACTGTTAAACTATCTGATTACGAATTCAACTTTACACAGAATCCATCAGCATTAACAGGAAGTGATAACAGGTTGAGGAACAACATTACAGGTTCTTCTTTTCAGCCTTACATTACAACAGTTGGATTGTATAATGATAGTAACGAATTAATAGCAGTAGCAAAATTAGGTAAATCATTACCTAAGTCAAGAAATACAGAAACAACTATACAAGTAAAATTAGATATTTAAAATGGGTATAACATTAAGATCAACAAAAGGAACATTTTTATCTCACAACGAGGTAGATACTAACTTTTCAGAGCTGTACCACTCAAGCTCACTTGTTAACCATGTGGTTACATTCTTTTCAGACGGATCAGGTAGTTTTCAAACTATCTCACATTCGATGGAAATAAATACAGGTTCTACACTACCTTTAATTACAAATACTGACACTACAGCAACAGTAGCAGGTAATTTAGTAGTTACAGGTAATTTAACCGCAGAACAGTTTTTTACAGAAATAACTAGTGCATCTATTATTTACGCATCTGGTTCAACCAAATCAGGAGATACTCAAGACGATAATCATGCTTTCACAGGAAGTGTACAAGTATCTGGAAGTCTGACTGTATCACAAAACGGTAACGTTGTTCCGTTTTACTATGCTAATCAAGGAGCATTTCCTTCAGCAACTACTTATCACGGTGCTGTAGCTCACTCTCATGCAGATGGTGCAATGTACTATGCTCATGGAGGAGGCTGGACAAAACTTGCAACTGATCATGAAGTCTTAAGTAATGACTACACAGGAAGCTTTGTACTAACAAGTTCTTTTCAACCAGTACTAGATAATACCGGCTCTTACGCAACTACTAGTTCAGTTCAGAATATTACAAACCTTACAGGGTCTTATGCAACTACTAGTTCAGTTCAGAATATTACAAACCTTACAGGGTCTTATGCAGTAACAGGTTCTAATATATTCTCAGGATCACAAGTTATTACTGGATCTCTAGTATTAACAGGTAGTGCAGACATTACAGGATCACTATTTGTATCTGGAGCATTTTCAGGGAGTAGTATATATGTAGGAGGAGGTATCACAGCAGGTGATGATATTACTGCATTCTATTCTTCAGATCAAAACTTGAAGGATAACATAGAACTTATTCCTAACGCTGTAGAAAAGGTAAAACAGATTAAAGGTGTAAGCTTCGATTGGAATGATAGATCTAAACACAGAGGACACGATGTTGGTGTAATAGCACAAGATATAGAAAAAGTACTACCAGAATTAGTAGTCACTAGAGATAATGGTTTTAAAGCTGTAAAATACGATAGATTAGTAGCTCTTCTAATTCAAGCAAATAAAGAGTTGATTGAGCGTATTGAAAAGCTAGAAAACAAATAGTTGTAGATCTGCACTATTTTTCTTATATTTAAATAAAAACTGTTATGGTTCATGAAGTCAACAGCTTCTTATCTCAAGAAGAGTGTAAGCATTTAATTAAAATAATCGATAAGAATAATACTCGTTCTACGGTAGCTGGAGGAGGAACAGAGCAATCAGTTTATAATGAAACAAGAACTTCTTCTACATGTAACTTACCTAACTCCGACGAAATTGTTTTTAGAGTTAAGAAAAAAATAGCAGCTTATCTTGGAATAGATATAAATAAAGGAGAGGATATCCAAGGACAGCTGTACGAACCAGGGCAATATTTCCATCCACATCACGACTATTTTGACGGCAATACATATATTAATCACTGCTTAGCATCTGGTAATAGAACCGATACTTTTATGGTGTTTCTTAATGAAAATATAGAAGGAGGGTATACAAACTTTCCACATCATAATTTATCTATCAAACCTGCCACTGGAAAAGCAATAACCTGGAATTCGATAATAGGTGAAGAATATCAGAGCAGATCACTACATGAAGGACAAACTGTCTCAAAGGGTAAAAAATATATAATAACTTCCTGGTGGAGAGAGAATATTTGGCAACCTGCTGAAGATACAAGGAGAGCTAAAAGTTATCACTCAGCGATTTCATCTAAACAGAACATAAAGACAAAGATATTTTCAACTCAAGACAATTTCCCAAAGTTTACAATCTCAGGTTTTAAAGTAATGAAGTGTCCTTCTGAAGTATGGAATATGGTATTAGATTCTTACGAACTTTTAAAAGAATCAAAAGTAAAAGAAGATTGGCCGGGAATGGATGAATTTATAAAAGGAGGAGATAACCCAGTTGATATCTTATCGTTCGAAAAACTTCCTTCTATAAAATCAATGATACATAAACAACTTTTACCTCTACATGAAGAGTTTTGTGGAGAGAAACTTGAACCAAGTTTTCTATATGGAATAAGATCTTATAATAAAGGAGCAACTTTAAAAAACCATACTGATAGAATTCAAACACATCATATTTCGAGTATTATAGTTGTCGATAAAGATTTAGGAGGACAATCAAAAGACTGGCCTTTAGATTTTCAAGATCATAACGGGGTATGGCATAAAGTGTATGCAGAACCAGGAGACATAATTTTATACGAATCAGCTAAATGTCTACACGGTAGAGAAGAGAAATTAGAAGGACAGTGGTATAGAAATTTTTACGCTCACTATAAATTAAAAGATTGGCAATTTCAACAGTAAGTTATGGTGTATGTATTTATTCCTTGTAGACTAGATACCGACCTTAGGTACACATTGGAAGACCTCTATCAAAAAGCAACCAAACCAGATGAAGTTAAAACGGTTGTCGTTAATCAAGACCTTCCAGTAAACAAATGGCATCAAAGAGATTTTGATTACATATCAAAAAATATTCTACTTGTAAATATTGATGAAGATAGGTTTGCTGGGCTACCTAGAGTTAGAAGTCTAGCAAAAAGCTTTAGACCTTCGAAAGCTAAGTACATTTTATTTATAGATGCTCATACTAGATTTGATCAACACTGGGATAGAACACTCATTAATAAATACGAGCAACATTGGCAAGGAAGTAAAGTAATCTTTTCAGTATACCCAAATGCTTTTTATTTACCTGACAGCAGAGAGCCGTACGTTGAGTACAACGTAAATAGTTTTAACAAAGAATGGAAACATAACCGTAGATACGATTGTGGTCCAAATATGAAAGATAAGAATGCACCATTTGCAAAATCAGCAATTGCAGGAGGGTTTCTTTTTTCTACTATTGACTGGATTGAAGATGTAGGGTTTAGGTACGATCAAGAATTTGGATGGGATGAAATTCAAGCCTCATATGAAAGTATAGTTAAAGGATATGAAATATTAAGTTTTAAATACCCACCAGTTTATCATCTGTATAGTCACGAAAACAGAAAGACTTCTAGAGTTCACGGTGATGTAGATAAAATGGGGAAGGGAGAAGATAGGTTTGTAAAACTACTAACCCATGAAGGAATAAAAAAATTTGACTCTTACTATGAAATGGATTTTAAAAAATGGTTAAATGTATACACAGGGAATGAACTCGATTATCGTAGTGGGGTCGGGTACGTCTTTACTTAATAAAAAGAATGGTAAGTTAATAGACTCTTTTGATGATGTAGTAAGGTTTAATACTTTCTATACCGAGGGATATGAAGAGTATGTTGGGACTAAGACAACCATCTGGTATAATGTAAATACTTACTTTAAAAAAGAATCAATCGAATATAAAAAAATATACTTACACAGTTGGGATGAGGATGATAAATGCCCTGTATATCAAAAGTATAAACATTTAAAAAATGCAGAAAAAGTTCCTTATAAGTTAGTTCAAAAAATTATTAAGGATTTAAAGAATCCTTCACCATCGACAGGACTAATAGCAGTAATACAGCTGTTGAATATTTACACCTGTATTACATTAACAGGCTTTGACTGGTGGGATAAAAAAGAACACCATTATTTTGGAAAGGACCACTTCAGAGGTCCGAATCATAACCCACAGGCTGAAAAACAAGTATTTGAAGAACTAGAGAAAGAAGGTAAAATTAAGTTTCTATGATAGAACAAAATCTAAAATACTATCTCAATAACGATATAAAAAATACCCTTCATAGTTATGATGGCAGTAAAGGTTATATTTTTATTCAGCCATGGCCTGGTGGTTTTAATAATATACGAATGTCTATTGAAATAGCTATCTGCATGTGCTATTTAACAAACAGAACTATTATTTTTCCACCAAAACAAAAAATGTACCTTCTAGATGACGAATGCACTTTAGACGAGTTATTTGAAACATCAGAAATACTGATTAAACATTTAACCTTTGAAGAGTTTACTTTATTTAACCCAGAAATAAATTCATTAGAAGATCTAAAAAAACAAAGTAAGTTTATTGATAGAAAATTTGAACGTGAATGTTTTGTTGATACTGGTTGTGAAGTAGATAATAAATTTATAAAAAATAGAAATATAGTTAGATTAGAAGAGATTATAGATGATTCTAAGATAATCTACTTTCATAAAAACCTGCTAGGTAATTTTTATACCACTATATTTACCAACAGGCAACAAGAACTCTTTTATCTTATATTCAAAAGTGTTGTCCTAAAAAAAGAAGTTTTCGATCTTACACTGAGAGCTTTAAATAATATTTCTGATAAAACATTCTATTCTACTCACGTTAGGAGAGGAGACTACCAATATAAAAGCCTGTTTATTGGAGGTAAAGAACTTAATAAAAACATTAAACAATTTATTCCTGCTGGATCGAGCTTATATATTTCTACGGATCATAACGTGGAAGATAGTCTATTTGATGAACTTAAGAATAGTTATAATTGTATTTTTTTTAAAGATATAAAAAAATTTATAGGAAAAATTAGTCCTAATTGGATACCGTTAATTGAAATGTTAGTCTGTAGTAGAGGTATAAGTTTTGTAGGTATGGAGTTATCAACATTTTCATCTTATATTTACAGACTGAGAGGATATATGAATGATATACAAGACAGAAGGTTCTTACTAAATACAGAAAAATATGACCAAAGATTTCAATCTAACTTTAAAGAAAATGCTTATTTTAGAGGTGGGTGGTCTAGAGAATACCCTGATGTTTGGAAATTTTTGTAGAATCTATTTATAATAAATGTTAGAAAAATTAAGATTAGATTTCGACTATAGTTACTTTCTTCCACCTAAGCAAGATTATAATGCCCATAAAGGATCGTGTCTCTCCTATCAAAGAGTTGAACAGAACGACTTATATACAGAATACGGTGATGGGTACTCTTATGATGAAAATAATACTATAATACAGCAGTTATGGTACGATCCAACAGACGAGGTATTTGAAGGTTGGAGCAATAAACTTAATATGGATATAAAAACTATATCTACTATTTTACAGCCTCCAGGAAACGTTGTTACTTTACATAGGGATACATTCTTTAAATTTAAAAAACTTTACCCAGATGATAAAAGAACAAAAGTAAGATTAAATTTATACCTTGAAGACTGGAAGGTAGGACATATGATACAGTATCAAGATATTCACGATAACAAAAAATGGAAAACTTCCGTAGATTGGAAAGCAGGAGATGCCTGGATGTGGAATAGCTCAGTATTACACCTTTCGGCTAATGCAGGACAAAAAGATAAATTTACAATGCAAGTTTCAGGATTTTATAAAGATTAAATATGTGGTTGTATAAAGAGAAAGTTATAGATAATATAGAGGATATGCCTATAAACACGTTTGGGTTTATATATGAAGTAATTCATAACCCAACCGGTGATAAGTATTTAGGAAAAAAAGTATTACAGTTTAACAGAAAATTACCGCCCCTCAAAGGACAAAAGAGAAAAAGAAAAGTAGTAAAAGAATCTGATTGGAAAACTTATTATGGTTCACATCAAACTATTAAACAGCTTTTAAAGGAAGGAAAACAAGAAGAGTTTTCAAGAAAAATACTGCAATTCGTTCCTACAAAAAAGCTTTTAACTTATTATGAATGTAAGTATTTATTTGTGAAAGAAGTTCTTGAAAATAAAAAATATATTAATGACAATATATTAGCTAAATTTTATAGAAAAGATTTTAATGTATAAAAAACCTGGGTACTTTTGTAGAAAGCCTTTTGACTATTTAGAAATACAGGCTAATCATCCGGATTATCCCGACAGTTCTACTATACAGTATATATGCTGTCCTAACTGGAACGACACCGTCATAGGGTCATCTACAAACTTATACGAAAACTGGCACAGCGATAAAGCTAAAGACATAAGAGAGAACATGCTGCAAGGGAATTTTAAGAACTGCAGTACAGAACAGTGTCCGACTTTAAATACATTTATAGCTACCGGTAGAACAGGATTAAGTATTTACCCAATCGAAGAGTTTGAGAAACAGATAGGTAATTACGAAGTACCCAAAGTTATCAGAATAGCTAATGATTATGCTTGTAATTTACAATGCCCTAGTTGTAGATTAGAGTTTATACCTAATAGTAAGGCAAACACGGATAAAGTAAATGAACTTTTTGATAGCATAGAAGCGTATTTCGCAAATAAAGTTGAAACACTATCAGTAAGTGGAGCAGGAGATCCTTTTTATAGTACTCCAATTAGAAACTTCTTATTTAATTTTGACCCAGAAGTGTACCCTTCTTTTAAGTCTATTCAAATAGTAACAAATGGCACAATGCTTACACCTAAGACTTGGAATAAAATGAAAAATATTCAAAAATTCGTTTCTTCTATAGAAATAAGTATAGATGCAGCAAATAAAGATACTTACGAAAAAGAAGTAAGACTAAGAGGAAATTGGGATAAGTTAATGGAAAATCTCAAGTTTATTGCAACCCTAACTACTGTACCTGTTATAAGATTATCTTTTGTCTCTCAAAAAGCAAATTATACTCAAATGGAAGATTTTATACAAATGGGTCGAAAAATATTTAAAGAACAGCGACAAAATAGAACACTTAGATTTATATTCTATAAGATAGCCGACTGGGCAAAACATGCTGAACATGGATTCGATGATAGAAAAATCTGGCATACCTCACATCCTCAGCATAATTTATTTAGAAAAGAAGTTGAAAAACTAAACAGTTATGAATCCGTTATACATAACTTCCATGAAAACTAACTATTTATATATATAAAAAAGTATATTATGATTAAATTAAGAGAAGTAGTAGGATACCCATCATTAAAGTACCACTTAGACAATGGACTCTCTTTACATGAGCATGTCTACCGTTATAACTCTGATGCGTTTATACAATTATTTGCCGAAGCAAGAGAAGCTGTTAGAAACGGTGATATAGAGTTAAACGAAGTAGATCAAGAGCTATTAGAAACTACTGATATTGGTGAATACGCTGATTATAATGGAATGAGAGTTCCTTTAGACCTACCTATGGTATCTCCTAATTATAATCCTTTATTTGAAATAGGTTGCTTAATTGATGAAATGATTGAAAATGATGAATTAATAGACGAAGCTGCTTCTATAGACGAAATGATTGATTTCGATCAAATAAAAGAGTTGGTTGAATCCTTAGGAGGCACAATGAACATGGATAAGTTTAGAAAAGCTGTAAATGTACAAAACGAAAATTTTGACTATAACGGATTTGAAATGCTTAAAGCTTCAGTCGACTATATTCCAGAGGCAGAATACAGAGGTAAAAAAGTACAACTTAACAAACCTAAAAGAGGTGGTAGTAAAAAATTCTACGTTTATGTTAAGTCTAAAAAAGGTAATGTTAAAAAAGTATCTTTTGGAGATACAGGTCTTTCAGTTAAGTTAAAACAGAGAGGAGCGAGAGCTTCTTTTGCTGCTAGACATAAATGTTCAACTAAGAAAGATAAAACAAAAGCAGGTTATTGGTCTTGTAATATAGGCCGTTATTGGAAATCACTAGGTGGCGGATCAAACTTCTCAGGTTACTGGTAGACCATACTCTGAAGTAGAGCAAGATGGTTTTGTTGTGAGAGAGTTCTCTAGAGATACTCCTTCATTCGAATTCGTATGGCATAGAGATAAAGAAGACAGATATATTACTCCTATAAATGATACTGATTGGCAATTTCAATTAGATAACGATATTCCACGTACATTAGATAAAAACAAACTATTTATACCTAAAGAGACTTACCACAGGTTAATAAAAGGAACTGGTGATCTGACTCTTAAAATATTTAAAATTAGTAATGAAACTGAGTAGTATAATATTCGAAAATAGATTTGACCAGCAAGCTAAGAAGCTTGAAGGTGAGTTACAAGCCTCTCATAAGAATCCAAATATAAGGGTATCTATGGGATATTATGCTGAAGATGGACCTAAAGCCTCTAAAGGGTTTGGCAAAGTTACTTATATTCAAAATGAACCAGTTGATCCAACACAATGGAAAAACTTAAAAAATATTCTTAGAGCAAAAGGATTAGAAATTGAATCAGACAGTAATTACTATGACCAGGATGATGATAGAAGATATTATCCTTCCATAAAATTCGAATTCGACATATAATGAAGTTATCAAAAGTCATATTAGAAAATAAAAAAGTAGTAATTAGAAAGCAATTAGATTTATCTGAAGAAGATATTAATAGACTAACTGAAGCAATTGCTACTAATTTAGAAGACTATCTAGATATAGAGAACAAAGAGATACTTAAAAAAACAGTATCTGCAGCAATTAACGAACTTTTAGAAAAAAAATAGTTGTTTAATTGAAAAAGTGTTCTTATCTTATATATTAAGATACGGACTGTTTTATGGATTATACCTTCCTTTTAGGATCAATCGAAAATATATTGGGCAAAAGTTACAAGAGAGCAAGAGCTAATCATGCTTTTCATTGTCCTTTTTGTAATCACCATAAACCTAAGCTTGAAATTAATTTTCATACTAATGAAGAAGGACATAATCCTTGGGAATGCTGG